GCGTCAATACCAATAATTGAACAAAAATTGGTTGATGAAGGTGTTATTGTTGGTGTAGGTGTAAAACTTGCACTTGGTGTTTGTGTGGGTGTTGGTATAAAATTACAATCAAATAGTGCTGTAAAATCTAACACGTCACAATTTTGTGTGGGAGTGGGTGTTGGTGTAAGACACACCCCACTAAATACGTAAATGTTTGACAAATCAGGACAAGAACTAACACAAGGGTATTTCCCTGTTAAATAACAAGTACCTCCTAATGTATCCGATAAACACCAATAACTAGTGACTCCAGTATAGTAGTAGATAGTCCAACCACTTGTTTGACCGGTCCAATAGGTATCACCATTATAGGTACCACCCGTTATGTAGTTATCGTCGGCACCTACTAATCCGGTATTACTGATACAATATGTAGAACTACAAGGCATATTAAATTAAGATATTTGAAATTGATGTGCAACCATTATTATCGACAACTTTAACATTGAAGGAAATTTGACCTTCCATTATTGATGGAACCTGAAAATTATATGGTAATGAAGATGACGGTATTGTGTTAATATATACACAAGTTATGTTAAATTCATCACATAGATAAACATTAAAGGGTGTTGCTCCTGATATGTTGTTGATATTAATGTTTGTTGGCATCTGTTTAAAAGTTATTATCATAAATATAAGAGGATTAAAAAACTAATAAAGTTTTGATAATAATAATTTTATTCGTATATTTGCATCTATGTCCGACGATGCTGAAATATTATTAGAAATACTACACGAAATTTTGGGGGATGAAAAACTTCACTACGAATCAAAAGGTCAAATATCTTTTGATTGTCCAATATGCGATGAAGACAGACACAAAGGAAACCTTGAGGTGAATTACTTTGAACACGTGTACAAGTGTTGGAGTTGCGGTGATGAAAACAATACCAAAGGACCACTTGGGAAACTTATAGATAATTTTGGGAATAAGAAACAAAAAAAAGTTTATAATCTACTTCAACCGGAGAATCACAAACCAAAAGAGAAACGAGTTAATAAATTAAAACTACCGGAAGGATTTACCAAATTCAAGGATAGTAGTTTGGTTTATCCGGTTCGTCGTCAAGCTTATAATTATTTAACACAAAGAGGGATTACCGATAAGATTATTGAGAAGTACGGAATTGGGTTTTGTGATAGTGGAGCGTTCTCCGGTAGGATAATAATTCCTTCTTATGATAGTAAGGATGAGTTGAACTATTTTATTGCTCGAAGTTGGGACCCGAATAGTCGTGCTAAATACAAGAACCCGGAGGCGGCTAAGGATGAGATAATCTTCTTTGAGAATACAATCAATTGGAATGCCGACATCCATCTTTGTGAAGGTGCGTTTGACGCTATCTTCCTACCTAATAGTATTGCTATGTTGGGAAAACATATGTCGGAGTTATTACTTAATACATTATATGAGAAGGCAAACGGTAATATAATTATTTGTTTGGATAGTGACGCTTGGAACGACGCTGTTAAATTATACCACAACTTAAATGGTGGGAGATTATATGGTAAAGTTAAAATAATAAAATTAACGGGTGATGCCGATGTTGCCGATTTAAGGGGTGACATCAGTGATTACTTTTATATAATGAAATAGATGAATAAATTAAAAAATGTTGCAACTGAAATATTAGATATTTTAGATAAAAGACGACAAGAACTTGAACTTACATTTGTGGAGGACACACATACCTACACGATGAAAAACTCCAAAGGTGAATTAAAAAGTGATTGGCCTTCGGTGAGTAAAGTGATGAAGTTATTTTACACAGAATTTGATTCTGAAGGGATATCTTTAAAGAAAGCGAATGGTGACCCCGAAGTCCAACAACAATTATTAGATGAATGGAAAGCCGCAGCGGACTATTCAATAAATGTGGGAAGTAGAACTCACTTTTTATTGGAGAAAAAATCTTTAGAGATGTTTGAGTTGGATAAGGAAGTTAGACAACCTGAGTTTGAGTGTAATTTTGAGCAGATATTACGTAGTGATTCTATGGTGTCTGCCGGAACTAACTTTTTAGAAACTATGAAAGAGCGTGGTGCGTTATTATTAGATACTGAGTTAATTCTTGGTGACGATGAGTATGGTTATACAGGTGCTCCCGATAAAATGTGGTTAATTGAGAATAAAGATAAAACTGAGATTGGTATAATCTGTACGGATTATAAAACCAATAAACCAAAAAACTTTGAGGCGAGTTATTTTACCAAAAAAATGAAATATCCTTTTGAAAAGTTGGACGACACGGCTCTCGGACATTATTCAACACAATTACCATTTTATTGTAAGCTATTATTAAAAATGTTGAAAGGGTCTAAATACGAAAACATTAAAGTATATGGATGTATTATTGTCCTTGTTAAAGATAATGGAACATTTGAAGAATTTAGAATACCAAAGACAGTTCAAGATACTATCTTGGAAATGGATATGTCAAAGTATTTGACAAAGAAACAAAAATAAACTAAAATTATAAAAAAAAGAATATGGACGATTTATTACAACCAAAGATTGATTTAAAAAAACAACCTACACTTGAATGTGAGGAATGTAAAAGTATCTACTTCAAAGAAGTTGTTATGATAAAAAAAGTTAACAAATTGTTAACAGGGAGTTCGGAAGACACAATAGTTCAGTTCCCAACTTACAGATGTGACGATTGTGGTCACGTAAATGAAGAATTTAAATTATTTGATAAGTAATATGATTAATAAACTAGTGCATTTTAGTGATTTACACTTGAAGTTGTTTAAGGACCACGACCTATATAGGTTAATCTTGAATGATATGTTAAGTAAATTCAGAGAAATTAAACCGGATAGAATCACATTTTCGGGTGATTTATTACATAGTAAGAACCAATTAACACCGGAAGTAATTGAAATTGCTTCTTGGATATTAACTGAATGTTCTTTAATCGCGAAAACAATTCTTATACCGGGTAATCACGACGCTTTAATAAATAATAACGATAGATTAGATAGTATTACACCTATTGTTGATAACCTGAATAATCCAAATATTGTTTATTATAAGAATAGAGGTATCTACGAAGATGAGAATGTCTCTTGGTGTGTATATTCACAATTCCAAGGAAACATTCCACCGGAGATTGATACTGCGGTTGGATTTAAAATTGGATTGTTTCACGACCCTGTTGCCGGATTGACGACAGATTTAGGGTTTGATTTTGGTTCTCACGCTTATGATGTTGAAAAATTTAATGGGTTAGACCTTGTTCTATGTGGAGATGTACACAAACGTGCGGTTTTTAATATACCAAATGGTAAAAGAGGTGTGATGATAGGTTCGTGTTTGCAACAGAACTATGGGGAAAGTATTACCAAACACGGATTTGGAATTTACAATTTAGAATCAGATGAATATTCATTTGTTGATTTGGATAATCCAAAACCTTTCTTATCATTTAAGATGAAATCATTTGATGATATAATAAACGGAACTGAGAAACTAGTTAATGGTGGAAATTAAATTAACACATACTCAATTAAAATCAGTCCAAGAATATTGTAAATTAAACAATATTGAGGATGTGAATAAGTTCATAACAAAATGTTATACCGAAGGGTTTAACATTAAAAAATATGGATTGTTAGGTGATGATTCAGAAAAAATAGGTGGGATTGAAGAAAAACAGGTGGAAATTGAAGTAATCAAAGAAATCCGGGTGGAAGTCCCTGTTGAAGTTGTTAAATATGTTGAAGTCCCCGTTGAAATAATTAAAGAGGTAGAAGTCATCCAATATGTTGAAAAAGAAGTGATTAAGGAGGTGCCTGTTGAAATAATAAAAGAGAAGATTGTAAATGTTATTCAAGAAGTTCCTGTCCCAAATATAGATAAAATTGGGGACGAACCTAAATTAAATGATAAGATATTACTTCTTCAAGAAACTTTACAGAAACTTAGAAAAGAACTATCTTTAAAGAACACAAGGATTGAAGACCTTGAAAAAATAAATAAACAATTGGAATCTATAAGAGTAGAACAGGGAGCTGTCTATTTAAAAGGTTCCAATATAAATGAAACAATGTAATATGATAACACAATTATTATTATGGATGATTATGGCTTACGGGATGACCAACATAATTGTTTACGGAAGTATCTTTAATGGGCCGAGAAACTCCATTAATAAAGCATCAAACACACCACATTTTCCTTTTAGAGGATTCTTTATCTTTGTGAGTGATATGATTAAATGTATGATGTGTGCGTCAGTATGGGTTGGATTCTTCTTTGGAATTTTCTTATATTCACCAGTACACGAAATGTTAGGGGCTTCAAGTTGGGTATCTTGGTTCTTTGATGGAATTCTGTCATCCGGAGCTGTATGGGCGATAAATTCGATTGTGGAATGGTTTGAAGAAAACCGACCACCAAAAAATTAAGATATGAGTAATGGTTTAGGAGAATTTGTAGTTAAGTTTTTAAAAGAAAAAACTGAAACAAGAAAAATTATTAAATGTGATGATTTTTTCCAACTGATACACGATATGGGTCTAAATGATGATAATGATGAAGTTATTGATATTTTAGAACATTTGGAGAACAATAATACAGATATAAATTTTCACGGAGCAAAAACGGGGGATTTTTATCGCAGGTTTCAAAATATTGAAAAAAAAGTTCAGTTGAATAAAATGTTAAAAGGTACTAAAACTGAGGTTCAACAACTAATTGAAAAAGTTGATAAAATTAAAGTTCAAGAGAGACCGGATTGGTTGGATTATTATAAAGATGAGGATGGTGACGATAAAAAACTTACTCCCTCAGATAGAGATAATAATTTGGTTCAAAGTATTATTGATAAGTTAACTCAAAAAGTTAAAGAACAAGTTGAGAATGAACCGGGTATCACATTAAACGAAATACGAGAAGAGATTAACAACGAAATAAATAACAATTAAATAAATACAATTATGCCAAAGTCAAAATTACGTGGTGGTGCAAAAGCACACAACAAAAGAGTTACAACAAGAAACAACACAATTAGAGGATTAAAGAAAAAAGCTCAAGCTGAGTATCAAGAAATGTTTGAAAAAACTATGGAAACTTTGAAGGCTCAATACCAAGATGAGAACGGTGAGACAACTGAATTAAATGCTAAGATTATTGACGATGTAATTGTTGGTGGAGCAAATGATATTAACGTAACAGATGTTGAGGTTGTAACTCCGGAGGTAACAAATGAGAACTAAGATAGTGTCAGCATTCCCGGGTTTGGGGAAAACTACCTATCATAAGAATAACCCTGAGACCACTTTGGATTCCGATTCAAGTGGTTTTAGTTGGGTTGTTGATGAACACGGTAATAAAACAAGAAATTCAAGTTTTCCTCAAAATTACATAAACCATATCAAAGAGAATATTGGTAAGTATAAATACATCTTTGTTTCTTCACATAAAGAAGTGAGAGACGCTTTATTAGACAACTGTCTATACTTCTATTTGGTTTATCCAAAGTACGATAGTAAAGAGGAGATGATTCAACGATATAAAGATAGAGGTAATGATGAGAAATTTATTAAACTAGTTGATAATAATTGGGAAGAATGGATTGATGAATTCATTTGGATGGATAGAGGTTGTGAGAGATTAACAGCATATGAAGGTTGGTATTTGGAAGATGTGTTAAATGCTCAAGAGGCAAGAGATTACGGAGAAGTATTAACGGAAGACGTAGAGTAATAAATAATGGATTTATTTAATCCCCCCTTAGAATTTAATTACACAATAATGATAAAAGATTTAGATATCACAAGTTTTGATAATCCTTACCTACAGATTGTATGGGAGGATTATGCTGAAAACTTTACACAAGAAAAAATAAAAAGTGTTCGTCATTACTTTCAAAAAAAGTACAACACAACCAATG